AATGCTTTCATTTTAGTGTCTAGTCCATTTGAAATTAAACCCGTATCAAAAGTGTTTAACGCACCCAAAATAGTTGTATCTGTTATTCCAGTTGCAGTTGCGAAAGCTGTTGTACGTGTTGTGTAAGAAGCCCCACTTTCCTCTAAAAAAGATCTATAGTATCTACTCATAATTAACTAGGTTTTGTTATCCAATATTCCACACGTGTACTGCTTACCCACTCAGCAAAGATAACATTCAATGTCGATGTTGTATAAGTAGCCGTACCCATTTTAACCCACCCAGCAGGAAAAGTCGGAGCAACCGTATGATTATGGTATATTTTCTGAACTATTCCAATTTTCGCACTTGTTAAACTATCCGTAATATTTGATGTCGAAGGGCTTGCAACTGTATTATAAACTTGTGGGACTATAAATGAAATAACGCTTCCCGTCGTTGCCGTTGCGTAAACTTGGTATGTACTTAAATCTTGATCTCCTGTATTTGTTCCGCTTGTATTACCTATAACAGTTAAATTAGCATCTGTAACATATCTTTTATTTAAACTGTCTGCAATGTCCGCTGTTGTTATAGTTTCTAACACCCATACAGCCGTTGCCGTTGTTGTATCTGTACAAATGTATAAACTACCATCATCTAAAATCCAACGTGAGCCAACTATAAAGCCTTTTGTATTGTCATCTGTTGCACTAGGAGTAGTTGTGAAATTGTGAGATACCTCTCTAATTGTAGTACCACCGTCACCCATTACATAAAGCCTACCCGCTTCCCACTTTAACTCGTAACCAACTGAACAAATCTGTGCAATACCTTTAGCACCACCGTAACCAGCGTCAATAGTTCCCTTTCTTAATGTAGATGTATTGTCGAATAAAACACCAACACCACCCGTAAATTGAATGTTATCAGTAGTTGTATTACCTTCCGTAGTAACTTGTTGTAAGTCTTGAGCCACCAATCCACCAATAAACGTATCTACTAAGTCAGGAACAACCGCAGTTATATAAGTGTCAACCGCTTGAGTAGTTGGATATAACGTGTCGTTAATTGTGGTGAAATCAGTTACTTTATTATCGACATTTTCAGCATTTAAAGAAATCAATGTTTGATCGCCCGTATTTATTCCAGTTAAATTGTTTAATTTTCCCTTATCCGTAGCATTAAGTAACCCAGCTTCTTCGCCATTTGCCTGTGGAATAGTAACATCCGCTCCCGTAGAACTTTCAATTTTAAAACTTGTAGCAGTTTTTGTAGATAAAGTTAAATTAGTAGTAGATGTTAACCCAGCATCTATAAATGCTCTAATTTCAGCGACAGTAGTTTCATTAGTTCCACCTTCATCTAAAATAGTATCTTTATTTTTTTCATGAGCTAAAACAGTAGGAAAAACATCTAACCAATCAGCACTTCCAATTACTGGAGTAACACCAGTTGAAATTTCAGTTGCTAACCATAAACGACCATCGTATGTTGCGAACTCATCAACTGAATAGGTTCTATCAACATCGTATATTAACGTTGGGTCGTTTGCTTGACTTAAAGATATAAAGTCGTTGTAAATATTAATGAAATTACCATCTAATTCTGAACTTGTTAAAGTGTCATCCTTGTTTATTAACGGTAAATTATCCGTTTCTCTTAAAATTAAATTATCACTATTCATGAGCCTATATTTCTAATTTTTATACCGTTAGTAAAGTTAGCATTTTTATCGCACTTAAATAGTGGATAACTAGCTTTATTTCTTTCTAAATATTTCTTAATGTTTTCTTCGCAAAATGTAGCTCCAGAACGTGATTGAGATACTAATCTACTAATTGTTTTTTCTTCTACCTTGTCACTATATTGGTTCGTTTTATGAACTAGACCCGTAGCCGTAGATATTACATTTGAATTAGCCAAATACCTTGCATAAGTTGAATAAACTAAATACTGTTTAATACCATCTAAGTAGTACACCTCATTTTGGTAGGTATATTGACCTCCGTTAAACAATAAAGGGTACTTAACGAGTGAGGGTAAAGCCGAAAAATCTGCTATTAAATCTAAGTAAAAAGCATCGCCAATTAATTCCCGTAAATCGAAGTTTTGAGCCTCTAATATATGAGGTGTTAATTGCTTTATTTCATTAACATTTAGTGAAATTGACTTAACCGCCTGAATATTTGCAAGTGTTATTAATTTTGTTGTTATCATAATGAAAGCATTTGATTTGTTTGTTCATCTGAAAGTCCGAATAATACCTTTAATGTACCTTGTTTTTGTGAAATTGTTAGATTTGGGTCTGCTAAAATACTAGTTAAGGCTTGCGTACCACCTACTCCCAAAGTAACCGCTAATAAAGTAGTATCCGCCTTTAAATCAGTAGCTTCCTCATCTCCATTTGCTATTCTAATTTCGTTTTTTGTATAATAAGATAGGTATTCAGGTGCAATTGCCTTGCTATATTTCAAAGGCAAAATAGAATAGTCATTTGAAGGGCAAATATTGTAGTAAAAATTGGTAAAAATTTCAGTTAAAATCTCTTCAACTACTAATCTGTCATCACTTGTTATACCATTATAGTAATCAAATGCATCACTTATTTCTTTTGATGTTCCCAAACTACCTTGAACACGTAATAATAAAACGGGTGGTATCAAAAACATTTTAATTATCGCATCACGTGAACTATTTTCAGTATATTCATAAAGACCATCGTAATTTTGAATATCTAATTTCTTTAATTCGATTGCCTCTTCATTGCTTTCACGTTCAATTACCATTATACGACCAGCACCTTCGCCACCTTGAAACGCTCGCATATTTTCATCAAACAATTCAGCATCCTCATCACTTTCAGTTTTACCCATTACGAGTAAATGACTAGCCAAAAAGTTATCAGTAGCTGTAGAATGTTTGAATTTCTTTAATTGACCTTCTGTAAGCATATCCTCCAAAACTGCATCAAATGGGGCCAAAGGATATTCGTTCATTGGCGAATAATAGATTTGACCTTTATAGTTTTCCCAACCGCCACAATCTTCAACTTCTTGTTCTACATTTGCGGGGTTATAAGGGTTAATGTAAACTATATCAGTCTTATCGAATTTCTTATGTTTAGTCATTCCCCAATCGTCGTAAACCTCAATCATTCCGTAACGTTCATCACCTTCAGGAACTAATCGACAAAACTCAAAAGGAATTAAACTAACTTCCCTTTTTTGATATAGTCCATTATAATTAACGTGAATAGCAACCCCCCCGAATTTACCAAAATCCTTAACTAATTTTCGTACAAATTTATCAGTAGTTTCACCCTTAGAATTTATCTTACTTTTATAAAAATCAGTATCTTTTAAACCGCCACCAAAAACAAATTTTTCATACAATTTTAAACAAGTTTTTGCAGTTCCACTATCATTGACAATATCGGTTACCCTTTGAGGGTATTTATTGTCGAAGTCGTATTTTTTTACAAAGAAACCAATGTTATCTATAACATCAATTCTCTGTGTGACCTTTTGAGCTGTAGATTTAACTTTAGCCATTATGCTTTACGTTTTGCTCTAGTTTTTTTAACTGCCTGAATTACTTCTTTAATTTCGTCAGCTAATTCTTTAATGTCCTCTTTAATACCAACTATTTTTTTCCAATTTTCAGGAACTTTCTCAAAAAATTTAATCAATATAGGATTGTGCTTAAGTGCCGAAATACATTGTTTATCAGTTGAGTGTTCAGTAATTGTATCAACTCCGAACGACATTATAACCGCTCCCTTTTTTACGTGAAATTGTTTTTCCATTTTTTCTATTATTTTGTTTGTTATGTTTGGACGTTTTAGAGCGAAAAATAAATCTTCTATACATTCGCACTTTTGAGCCTTATTTAGACTAATTCCAAATAAGGTAATGTTTAATTTATTAGCTTCTTGCCACTCATCAGAAAGGTGGTTACCTCTCCATATACTTTTGGTTTTTTCGTAGCTTAAAACTTTGTTTATTTGTTCTTCCATATTTAAAAAAAAAGGGCATCAAATAAATGACACCCTTAAATTTAGTAATTATTTTTGAATTAATCCAAAATACTATCAACAACCGCCTTAGAAGTTGCGTAATCTGTAATGTATAAAGAATTCGGTAATCTTGGTTCTTTATTGTTAATTGTTGTAAATGTAAAATCAAAAGCTCCTTGAGTATCCGCATTGTTTGGATCACGTTCTAAAACTGACATCTCCAAACCTGTTGTTAATCCGTATATCTCAAATGAAGCGTTACCATCTAATCCTTTGAAGTAGTTTTCTGTT